TATTAATTAGCAAATATAGAAATGATTATGAAAACGTAATATTAAATTTAGATGATTATGTAAATACTCTAATGCTACAAACCGCATTGAATATTGACCCAGTAAAATCATCCGAAAGTTTGGACAAATTGAGAGCATTAAATGAAACAAAATCTGCACTTAATAACGTTATGAAGTATATTGATAAATCCCATTAAGGAACCCGGATACTAACTTCATTATCTTTATAATAGCCTTGTTTGATTAACATGTCAGTATAATCTGCTCCGCCCCAGTTAGGATCCATTGGGTTAGGACTAAATAACATATTTTCATTTTGCGTATTCATATCATCTAATGGTGTAGTTGTTCCTACATAATAAGAAGTTTGGTCGAATGAAGGATAAGAATTCATATTATATGGTTTATCATTTCTTGTAGCATCTACTAATAATGTTGGATTAGGTGGTACTGCAGTATTGGTATTAACAGAATCTTCGTGTATAATATTACCAATAGAAGTAGCAATACTAGGAGGTAGCCCAGATTGCGGTTCTGTAACACTTGGTCTTACTTTATAAACAGGGTTACCTTGTGCGTCATATGTTTGTTGAACATAAAGAACAGGACATCTTATACCACGACTTCGTTGCCAATCTAAAAATTCTACATAGTCTTCTAAATTACTAAATTCAATTGGATTAACACCCGGAACTTTTGAAACTTTTGAATTATATAAATAAAACTTGCATCCCTTTTGAATTAAAATATTAGGACATCTAGGTGTTTTATTGTTTGCTAAGCCTTCTAATGATTTAGGGTCACTAAATTTTATATAAAAATATAATCCTATTAAAAAAGTAATAAAAGATAAAAGGGTTATTAATGTCATTATATACTTTATTTACAAAATAAATTATTATTATATTATATAGTTAGATGAAGTTTTTACACATAAATCAACCAGACGACCAAGATGAATTAAATGAATTAAACAAATATTTATTAAAAGATAATACTCATATGTTTATATTGTTTTATATGGAAGGGTGTGGTCCGTGCAATGCGGTGCGTCCAGAGTGGAAAAAAATTCAGCATACTTTAAATGTTAAAAATAATGATGTAGTCGTGGTTGATATTGACCAAACATTAACAGATAAAATACATAATTTAAAAGATATACCTTCTGCTTTTCCTTGTATTAGATATATTTCAAATAAAGGAGAAATTAGTGAAAATTATGAAGGTAGTAGAGATATTGATTCCATTAATCAATGGATGTTATCCAATATAAATAAACATAAACAGCACGGAGGCAAAAAACATAAAAAATTGCATAGCAAAAAACACGAAAAAATGCGTAGAAAAACACATAAAAAATTGCACAGCAAAAAATATAAAAAAATGCATAACAAAACACATAAAAAATTGCACAGCAAATAGGAATAATAGCTAATAATATACAGGTGTTTCTTCAATTCATTCTTGTAAACAGTTCGGTCACATTATCCTAGATTACAAACATTATTATTTGTTTTACGTAACAAATAACACATAATAATGTATAATTTTACATTCAGGACAAATGCTTTTACATATACAATTTTTAAATGAGAAAAGGTGTAATTCTAAACGCGTAAACTATTCTAATATTTGTAATCGTGATTGTAGAGTACTAAAATAATTTTATATGGAATTTGTAAAATGTGATATGGAACTGCGCATAAATTATTATTGCGTTTTTATTAGTAAATATTGTATAATATAATATAATATAAATGAATACAAATAATCAGGTTACAATAATTCTACAAGGTTGTATTTACACATTTGAATTACTAGAAAAGATAATTAATGAATATAATAAATTCGCAGACATTGTAGTTTCTACATATTTTGAAAATTATTTAGAAAATATAAATTATATGATATTAAAATATCCGAATATAACATTTATAGATAACAAATTAGAAAAATATAAAAATGAATTAATTGAAAATAATAATTATTGTGTAAGTCAATCAAAAGAAGGTAATAACTATATAAATAATTATTATTATCAAATAAAGACAGTAGAAAATGCTATGAAACATATTAAAACAAAATATGTAATTAAATCTAGGGTAGATTTTTATTTTTCAGAAATGGAAAACTTTATGAAAGAATTGTTAAAACGCGATGATATTATATGTTGTATATCAATATACGTAAGAGATTATAATTTTTGTATTAAAAATAAATTAAAATATCATCCTTCCGATATATGTTATGGGGGAACTTTCGATATAATTAACAATATTAATATGGACGAAATAAATACTTTTTGTCTAGAAATTGGTTGTTCAGAAGATAGAAAATATAGACATTACTGTAAATATAAGATGGAAATGATGAACATTCAAGAGAGTTATGTATTAGCAAATGTTCATAATTATAGTAATTTTATGAGTTCTATTTTCTTTGTTTATCCAATAAATACTAACAACTCTGTTTATATTTTAAAGGATATAAAATATTTTAATGATAAAATTAAAACAAGTAAGGAATATTTTATCTATGGATGTGATGATTAGACTTTTTAATTTTAACCATTTTGCACTGACGATATAATAATAAATACAGGAAAACGTTCAGAAGTATTTTTTAGAGCAGTAAAAACTTAAACTTCATATCTGTTTCAAGACGGATACTACCAAAATGTTTGCATTTTTGCTTTTTTCGTCGTTAAGTCGGCGTTTGAAATGTGCAAATGTATAAAAATAAAATTGATTATTAAAAAGTTAATTAAATAATAAATTACATACTAATATAACATGGAACATATACTAAAAATATTTGACTTTAATATATTGAATGAACCTGACACTGACACTAATGACGGAGAAACTTCAAGCGAAGACGCAAAATGTCATAAGGATGATAATCTGTTCAAAATCCAAATGTTTGGCATAAATGAAGATAGTAAGACATACTCAGTTATAGTCGATGGATTTAATCCGTTCTTTTATGTTCTTGTAAATGATACTTGGAATAAAGAAAAAAAAAACAGGTTTTGTGATTATATTAAAAAAAAAATAGGTAAATATTATGAGAATTCTATTATAGAATGTATTCTTATAAAACGAAAAAAACTATATGGTTTTGATGGAGGAAAAGAACATAAATTTATTAAATTTGAATTCAAAAGTATTTCTTGTTTTAATAAAGTTAAAAATTTATGGTATAGCGACTATGATAAAGGGCATCATTTATATAAAGACGGGTTTCGTTTTGAAGATACCCTCGTTATATTATATGAAGCAAATATTCCCCCTTTATTAAGGTTCTTTCATATTAATAATATAAGTCCATCTGGATGGATAGTTCTTCCACACAAAAAAACAATAGAAATTAAAAATATAAAAAGGACAACGTGCGATTATGAGTTATTAGTTAATTGTAAATATATAAGTGCTTTAAATGATAAAGAAACAAGAGTTCCGTATAAAATTATGAGTTTTGATATTGAAGCAAGTAGTAGCCACGGAGATTTTCCTGTACCAATTAAATCATATAAAAAATTAGCATCAGAAATTATTGAGTATTTTACAAACTTAAATATGGATATAACAAAAGAATTATGTAAAAACATTCTTAAAAGAATTATGTTGTCTGCTTTTGGGTATGACAAAATGCCTCAAATAGAATTAGTTTATCCAAAGTCAAGCGAACCGCTCAGCAAAGAAAATTTAAATCAACTAATTGATGAATGGTTTGAAAAAAAAATAAATAATTACAATAAATCTCATATAAATGATATCATTACATTAGAAGATATGTTTGAAAAGGTTGCAAATACAGAAGAAGACGACTATGATGATCATCATACAAAATATATTCAGAGTTATTCGAATAAAAATGCAACAATTGTTGATATTTTATGTGATAAAAAATTTGACAAAGATGGAAAGCTTAATGAGCTAAATATTTCTTTAAATTCTAAATTTCCTAAACTAGAAGGTGATAAAGTGACTTTTATTGGGTCGACATTTATAAAATATGGAGATAAAGAACCATATAAAAATCATTGTATAGTTTTGAATTCGTGCGCTAATTTATCAATAAGCAATAGTGTTATAGAAACGTATAATAATGAAAAAGATGTTTTATTAGCTTGGCAAAAATTAATTCAAATTGAAAATCCGGATATTATAATAGGATATAACATTTTTGGATTTGATTATGAGTTTATGTTCAGAAGGGCAGAAGAAAATAATTGTGTAGAAGAATTCTTAAAATTATCAAGAAATATAGATGAAGTCTGTGGAACATATGATAAAAATACAAATAAAATAAAAATTGAAGAATCAAGCCTTCAAATTGCGAGTGGTCAACACGACCTCAAATTTATTAAAATGACGGGTAGATTGCAAGTAGATTTATATAATTTCTTTCGCCGTGAAGAAAACCTATCATCGTATAAATTAGATTATGTTGCGGGTTATTTTATAGGAGATTATGTAAATAAAATTAATAACACAAATAATAACGAATCAGAAATAATCACCAAAAATATGTATGGATTATTAGAAGGCAGTTATATTCATATTGAAGAAATTGGTCATTCCGTTGACTACTATGATAATGGAGCAAAATTTAAAGTAATTGAAATTAATAAAAGCAATTCTTCATTTAAAATAAATAGTTCTGTAAATCCAGATATGAAAAAAAAGGTGAAATGGTGTTTAGCCAAAGATGACGTTACACCTAAAGATATTTTTAGAATGACAAATGGTTCTGCAGAAGATAGAGCCATTATTGCAAAGTATTGTATTCAAGATTGTAACTTAGTTACTTACTTATTCAATAAAGTAGATATTTTAACTGGTTTTATTGAAATGTCAAAAATTTGCAGTGTTCCAATTAACTTTTTAGTAATGAGGGGGCAAGGGATTAAACTGACGAGTTATGTAGCGAAAAAGTGCCGTGATAAGAGAACTCTTATACCCGTGATTGAAAAGGGGGAATTAGATGAGGGTTATGAAGGTGCAATAGTATTAGAACCTAAATGCGATTTATATCTAGATAATCCAGTCGCTTGTGTAGATTATGCGTCACTTTATCCGAGTTCAATGATAAGTGAAAATCTATCCCACGATAGTAAAGTTTGGACAAAAGAATATGACCTAGCTGGCAATTTAACTTGCGAATGGGGGGATAAAGACGAAGATGGAATATATATATACGACAACATGGTAGGTTATGAGTATGTTGATATATCATATGATACATTCAAGTATGTTAGAAAAACCCCGAAATCGGCTGCTATAAAAGTAAAATCTGGTACAAAAACGTGTCGTTTTGCACAGTTCCCTGAAGGAAAAGCAATTATGCCTTCTATTTTAGAAGAATTATTAGTTGCTAGAAAAGAAACCCGAAAGTTAATACCAATGCAAACCGATGAATTTATGAAAAACGTGCTTGATAAGCGACAGTTAGGATATAAAATAACAGCAAATTCGCTATATGGGCAATGTGGCGCAAAAACAAGCACTTTCTACGAGAAAGATATAGCAGCGTGCACAACTGCAACAGGAAGAAAATTATTGACATACGCGAAAAGAATAATTGAAACATGTTATGGCGATACTATATGCAACACACAAAATAACGGACCAGTATTAACAAAGGCAGAATATATTTATGGAGACAGTGTTACTAGTTATACCCCTGTTTATGTAAAAATTGGCGGGATTTCGGATATAATTACAATAGAACAATTAGCCCTGAAATATGGAAATAATAACTGGGTAAAATGTATTGAACAAGGAAAACAAGATAAAGAATTTTGCGAACTGCAAAACATAGAGACGTGGAGTGATAATGGTTGGACAAAATTGTATAGATTAATCAGACACGAGTATGTACCACATAAAAAAATAATAAGGGTTTTAACCAATACGGGATTTGTTGATGTAACAGATGATCATTCACTTTTAAATGATGTCGGTAACGAAATAACAACCAAAAATGTTATTGTTGGTAAAACGCGCTTACTTCATAAGCCAAATATCTGTGAAGGATATACATTTTGCATTGAAAAAATTAAAAGTTTTGATACAATGTTAGACGCAGCAAAATATACAAGTTATCTTAATTATATGGGGATAATGTTTACTTTACAATTTAATAAACAAATACAAGTTTTAATTAGTTGTGATAAATTTACAACCGATTCCTACTCAGATGTAATAAATAGCATGCAAGAAATACATTATGAAGGTTATGTATTTGATTTAACTACCGAAAATAATCATTTTGCTGCAGGGGTAGGAAATATGATTGTTCATAATACAGATTCTGTATTCTTTACATTTAATTTACAAACTCCAGAAGGAAAACCAATAAGAGGAAAAGAAGCACTTGAAATAACAATAGAGTTAGCACAAGAAGCTGGACATTTAGCATCATCGTTTTTGAAAAAACCACACGACTTAGAATATGAAAAAACATTTATGCCGTTTTGCTTATTATCAAAAAAAAGATATGTTGGAATGCTTTATGAAACAGACCCTTTAAAATGTAAGCGCAAAGAAATGGGTATTGTATTAAAAAGAAGAGACAACGCACCAATTGTTAAAGATATATATGGTGGAATAATAGATATTTTGATGAAAGAACAAAATATAAATATGGCTATTGAATTTTTGAAAAATTCGCTTCAAAATATTGTTGATGAAACGTATCCAATAGATAAATTAATTATTACAAAATCATTGCGTTCTGGATATAAAAACCCTCAATCTATTGCACATAAAGTTTTAGCAGATAGAATTACTGAAAGAGACCCTGGTAATAAACCAAGTTCAGGTGATAGAATACCTTTTGTTTATATAAATTCAACAAATAAAAAAGCGTTGCAAGGTGAAAAAATAGAAACTCCTTCATTTATTAAGGAGAATAACTTGAAAATAGACTATTCGTTTTATATTACAAACCAAATAATGAAACCAGTGCAACAATTATTTGCATTAGTATTAGAAAAGATATGGGCAATTCAAGGGAAACAGTTAACAAAGATGACAAAATATAAAAAAGAAGTTCTATTATTAAAAAATAAATATAAAGACGACCACGAAACACTAGAGAAAAAAATAGATGATATTAGAAATAAAGAAGTTAAAAGCCTTTTATTTGATAAATATTTAAGAGTAACTGATAATGAAAAAAATGGAAATCAATGTTTAACCAAATTCTTTACATAAATAAAAATAAAAAAATCTATAAAAAAATCTATAAAAACAACAATTTTGATTTTATAGATTTACATTTTTCTTATTTTTTGCCTAATAAAATTGGCGGTTTTAAATCTTCAAGGGTGTAAATGAGAAAAGGTGTAAAAAAATGAATATTAACTATACTATAGTATAGTTAATAGTATATAAAATAAGATTAAAGCATATTATAAGTAAAAATGAGTAAATACACTTGTGAAAAGTGTGGTAAAGAGTTTAACCAAAAATATTATTATACAACTCATCTAAATAAAAACCCTTGCACAAATGAAAGCATTGTTAGTCATATTAACTCTAAAAATATTTAATTTA